AGATTAAATTGCACATACTCGCCCTCCATCAGGAACCGATACTGCTCCACCTGAACCTTAATACCCTTGTGATATACGAAAATATCCGTTGTAACGGGTGTTCCATCAGTGCCATTCTCTCCGGTCTGTAGAGTAATAAATCCAAATCCTTTGCGTGGCTGGAACCACTTCACGCGCCCACGGTATGAGCGTTCCTCATCACCATCCCAAGACCACTGGGAAGCGGTTTCCTGTACAACCTCGTTTTCCGGAGTAGGCACGTTAGACATTTCTGGGGGAATATCTTGTATGTATTAAAAAAGTGGGTTCTTTTTAAGTGGATACAGACCTTAATTATTTTGGAGATTTGGGTTGATGTTTTAGCTTTTCCAAGAGTTCTCCATACTCTTCAACAATCTCTATTTTTTTATCAGCATTTGTTTTTACTCGTTTGTGTCCAATCACATTCCCACATATGTCTCTATGAAGTGTTTGATGACATTCTTCGCATATAGACATCAAATTCGCCTTGTGATTTTTATGAATGGTTAAATGCGTCGTTTGTATATATCCATCCGTATCGGCCAGTTGTTGCGGCAATAAATGATGTGTTTCTGTTGCCGATTTTCCACATAATTCGCATTTATTGGTTATTTTCTTTTTATTATATCTAGACGATTTCTTTTGTGTGAGTGCGGTATGTTCTGGATTGAGTTCTAACCGAATTTCATTTGCGAGGTCTAAAAAGTCTCTTGGCATTCCGAGAGAACGACATACAACCAAACCATACATATTATTTCCCGCACCATCATACATTTTGCGGTCATAAAAGATGTGTTCGTGTTCATCTATATCAACTTTTAAATGTTTGAAACACAGACGAGAAAGACTATTTACACGTTCATATTCTGTGAGTTGATGAAAATGGGTCGCAAATATACATTTCGTTTTGCGTTCGTGGAGTTGAATAAGTCCCGCCGAAAAAATGCTAAGTGCCGACCCTATTTCAGTTCCAGAGCACAACTCGTCTCCGAGGACGAGACTTTGTGCGTCCGCATATTTCAAAATGGTTCTGAATTCGCTCATTTCAACCGCATATGTAGATAGATTTTTAAAGATATTATCATTCCCTAGAATGCGCGTGAAGATGTATTTAAATGGTGTATATTCAAATTTAGAACAAGCAACATAAAATCCTGATTGTGCCATTACAAGAGCAATTCCGAGGGATTTTATTAAAGACGATTTGCCCGACGCATTTGTTCCAAATAATAAAATGCTGTCTTTATCATCCCCTAGAATAACATCATTGGGAACATATACCTCCGATTGTTGAATGTGTTCTATAAGGACGTGTCTTAAGTCGTATGCGCGTAGAACATTATCTTCTACAAGTGTAGGTGATTTATAATTATATTCTTTCGCAATATAACAGCGATTTAATACGACATCCAGCGATGTTATATAAAATGTAATGAGTTCAAATTCTCTCTGTCGTTCTTTTAGAATTTCAATAAATGCGAGATATGCGGCATCCATCTCTTTTAGGAAAGTGTCTTTGTGTTCTGCCACTGAAGAGAGAAGGTCATCTAATTGCGGACTTTTTAGACGAATATCGGCGGTTTTAACCGTTCCAGATATGACGGTGGACTCAATGGCCGATGTATCCAATATATAGAATTGATTTTCACCATATGGGATCCGCATTGTTTTCTTGAGTTGTTCTTTAAGTATCGCGTATCGCCGTTTCGTCATACGAATATATGGCGCGGATTTTGCCGTCTCATAGAGTTTACAATATTCCGATTCCTTCTTTTCAAATTTTGTGAGGAGTTCATTAAATGTGCGACAAATCGCTTCTATAATATCACGCGAACAATACGCCTTATAATACAATGCTTCTAATTCGGGATATGTTATAGGATTGAATATATTGACTTCTTGGATGTCCTCTTTGTCAAACACTGTAATATTTAGATGATGTTCAATACATTCTTTTAAACCCGTATATGCGAGTTGAACCTCTTCAAACCGGATTTGCTTTTCTTCGGCAACATAGGTCTTGACTTCGTCCATTTCGGCATCCAATATATCGCCGATTTGGATGATATTTTTGTAGAGTTGGGTCAAATCCTGAATAGACAACTTTCGCATCGTAATTTTGCGATACATCTTTTCCAAATCTGCTATACCTGATAAATCATTGCGCCGATGTAGATGTTCCATTAAATGGGCGGTAATATCGTATTGGCGTTGTAGCCACGTTGTGTTTCGTGTGGGACGAATGATATGTGCGTGTTGTTTGCGTTTTCCCATTGCGGTTATACACCGATTAATAAATCTGGAAACAGAACTCAATGATGAACGCGTTCTCGCCTCTAAAATATGATGGTCTTCAATAATATTCAGCTGTCTCAATGAGTGATTTGCGAGAATGAGTTCCTGATGTTCCGCATATAATACGGGTTCCATCAGTTTATCTATAATGGCGGGATTTTGCGAATAAATAAATTCCAATAAAAAGAGAAATGAATGAGTAGCATTCGGGTTTTCAAAGAGTTGAAGACTATTCATAAAATATTCCACATCTTGACAATTCTTATAGAACTTCTTGATGATTTCTTCTTGATATGTTTGACGCTCACATTTTGAGAATGAAGCACTCCATTGTGTCATCGTGTCTGTGAATACAATCATTTTACTGATTTCGGGAGTGTTTACAGTAGTCGGTTTTCCAATAGGAATAGTATGAACCCTCTTACAATGGTCTATTCCAATGAATTCTATGATTTCATTTATGATATCGTGGAGCGAAATCGGATAGCAAATAATGACTTCTTGGGGTTGGTTCATTGCCATATATCGCTCTACATCGTCATAAGTGGTGCTGTCGTGTTTATATTCTTTTTGATATTCGCAAAGATTGGATTGTCCGGTAAAGACATCTACGGATGCGAGACCAAACTGAATGCGTTGTGTGCGAGACACGACTGAACGCGGAAGGAAAATGGATAAACAAGTTATATGATTAGACAGCTTTTGATTTGTATGAAGTTCATCGGTTGTTGAAAACCCATCCGATTGACCGCAAAATGTTCCGGCCGAGTAAATCCCCAAGAGCGACCGCGTTGTTCCAGAGCTTTGTTCGTCTTGTTTATAAACAATGACCGTATAACCTTCATTAATAAGACGCTCTATATATTTGTCCAGTTGATAATCGCGAAATCCGAGCATATGAAGAGTGCGGTCTTTTCCGAGTGTTGCCTGTTTAGTGGCGAGTTTTAAATCGCAAATCTGGGAGACTTTATAGGCCGCTGGATTTTCAATGATTTCTTGTCGTATCGTATTCATCACCCCATAGACTTCAAAGAATGCGCCGACTTGTATAAGAACGACACTATATTCGCCATATTTATTTGTATAATAATTTGTGAGTTCAAAATAGTCTTCGTATATTCCCATTAGATGTGTGTATATAGTAGAGAGAAATATATATTTATATAGGAATATGAATGCTTTAATAGTTGATATACTCTTATAGGTGTATATCAGCACTATATATTTGCGATATTTTTCAGATTTGTAGTATAATGATTTAATTTGTTTTTTTCATCTTTGATATTTTCATATTTGTCATTTACAACATTTTTATTAAGCTTTTTTCTGGTATATTTGTAATTGGTTAAAACAATATCATTATTTTGATAATACATGATTTGTCGCGTTTCTTCTTTTTCAACAATGTTCTCTTTATAAAAATACATAGTATAATATATTATAATATTATATTTTATATGTATTATGAAAAAGAATGTTTATGCGCTTTTTCTTCTAGAGAAATAACACCATGTGTTATATACAAAGTCACTACAAATAGAACATTGTCATCTACACTACATTATTATATTCGCTGTTTACGAAAACGAATGAAAAGAATACTATCAAAGTAAAACTACATCCAATTGTAAATTCCCTTCATCTTTCAATGTGAGTTTTTCGGGTTCTTCTTCATCTACGATAAAGTTGTGGAGAAGCAGTTCTCCATTGCGGTTATAAACTTCTCCCGAAGAGAGAAGGTCAATAAATAATTTGCGTAATAAAAAGTCGGGTGCTTCTGCTCCTGCGCGTATCATATTTCGTTGTTTCAGATATTTTCGTATCTGATGCATACTCGTTTTCTCCAATAAATGGAGATGTTCTTTTATATATCTGCGGGTCTTGTTATTTTTGATTAATACACCAATGCGATGACCGGCAACATCTTCACCGTCTTTTCGGACTTTATATTTTCCGAGGAGAAATGATTTTTTGAGGGTTTTGATTTTCTGTTTTCGGAGAGAAGGGAGAGAAGAAGGAGTAGAATATTTCTCCTTAAATTCCTTTAATTTCTGTTGTCGTTCTTCAATGGATACAATAGAAGATGGTTCTTCTGTTGTTGAAGTTACGTTTAATGGAGTTACATTTAATGGAGTTTGTTCTTCTTCTCTCGTTGTTGGAGAAATCATATCTGTTTCAGAAATGGTTTCCTTTGGTGGAGTAATTTCCTTTGGTGGAGTTACGTTTGATGGAGTTTGTTCCTCTTCTCTCATTGTTGGAGTCGTCATATCTATTGAAACAATTTCCTTTGGTGGTTTTAAATCCTCTGGTTCTTCAAATGGAGAAACCGCTATTTTTTCTTTTGTTGTTTCTCTCCCCATAAATTCATCATCTGTGATCTCTTCCCCAATCGTTAATTTCATTTTCTTCCCATTAATCTCCGTATTTCGCTTCGTCATTTCCTTCCAATCTTTTTCAATCCAATCCTTTGGAGGGTCTATATGTCGCACCGTTTTATTATGTGCTTCTATATGGGTATGATGTTTCTGTGTTTTCTTAAACTCTGAATATGTCGGTTTAGTTCCACCTTTTAATATCCCATATACAGGTTCTTCTTTAATTGAAACAGATGATTTATGGGTTGGTTTCGGTTCTTCTTTTTTCACAGTTATTTCCCCAGATAATCGCGGTCGTTCCATCTTTTTCTCATCTTCATCCATAAGTTGAATATCCTCTGTATTAAACACATCGTGAAAACTCTTCAATGTTAAGGATGGAACAGGTGTGTCTTCTTTTGTAGTGGTTGTAATCACTTTTTCCAGTTTTTCCTTTCTTTTCAGAATTTCCTCTCGTATCTTCCGCGTCTTTTCTTCTATTTGTTGTCGCAACTTTTCTTTAATCGCGTCTATTTTAGAAGATTGTATCGTATTCATAACATTTGTCTCTCCATCTTCTTTTAACGCTTTCGGAATACGACGGTTCTTTAATGTCTTTCTTCCACGCCGTTTTGGTTCATCTTCTCCTAATCCACTCTGTTCGGTGACTTTCAAATACGATGGATTTACCTTTACAACCTTTTTTCCATCACTCATTATATACCCTTCATAAATAAACCCTCAAAGATAAACGAACAATAAATATTAAAAACTAATTATGCTATCTATATAATCATTCTTAAATTGAACTCTATTTTATTTTGAAATAAGAGTTCAAACCAAAATGACCGACCAAACAAGTATTATCAACAATTATATTGAAGAACCATGGGTTCTTATCCATAAATATTTTGAAGGACAACATCTTGAACGCCTTGTTCGCCATCAGTTGGAAAGTTATAACAACTTTATCAAAGTCCAAATTGTTCGCACGATTAATATGTTTAACCCTATTCATATTCTCTCTCCTAATCCAGATGATTATGATGCCATTGCTAAAAAACACAAGTTTGAAATTATGATTTCCTTTGACAACTTTAATATCTTAAGACCCCAGATATACGAAAACAATGGTGCTTCTAAAAGTATGTTCCCTAATGAAGCGCGTCTTCGCAATTTTACATATGCGGGAATGATGACGCTGAATATGAATTTGAAAATCATTCGCCGGTTTGGTGACCATTTGGAAAATGAAGAAATCCAACACAAAATCATTGATAAAGTTCACATTGGAAAACTCCCCATTATGTTAAAATCCTGTATATGCGAACTCGCACATTATAAACATCTACCACCTCGTCTATTGGGCGAATGTACCTATGACACTGGTGGGTATTTTATCATCAATGGAAGCGAGAAGGTTGTCATTGCGCAGGAACGCGCCAGTGAAAACAAGATTTACTGCTATCGTAATAAAAAGGCGGGTAAATTCTCGTGGAGTGCCGAAATCAAGTCTGTTCCGGATCATAAAATTATTTCGCCCAAAGAAATCAAAATCATTGTCTCTAATCGTGATAATGGTTATGGGTATCCGCTTGATGTCGTTCTACCTCGTCTGAAAAATCCAATTCCTTTATTCGTATTCTTCCGTGCCTTGGGAGTTCTAACGGACTATGAAATAACCCGATTTATTGTAATGAATGACCTCGTATGTAGCAAATATACGGACAAATATGAAGAAGTAAAAACCCATTATGATTATTCCACCTATCAACAGCATTTGATGATTTACGGGGTTCAGAAACGGGTTAAAATAAATACATTTAAAAATCTGTCTGATAAACGCGACGCGCAAATTATGGAATTCTTACAAGGGTCTATTATGGAGGCGGCTCATATTCAGACACAAGAAGAAGCAATTCAGGCGGTAATGAAAGAAGCACTCTTCTATCCAATGAATATGAGTAAGGCAGAAGGAGAGAAGAAGAAGCTGGAATTCACATATAGTATTTTGGAGAAAGACCTATTCCCTCATTGTAAAACCGATGCGGAACGAATTCACTTTCTCGGATATATGACGAACATTCTTATACAGTCTGTTCTTGGATATCGCGGAGAAGATGACCGTGATTCATATATGAACAAGAAGATTGACCTAACTGGAACTGTCTTGAATAATCTATTCCGCAACTATTTTAATAAATTGGTGAAAGATATGACCAAACAAATTCAAAAAGAAATGAAGATGCCGACGAGTTGGCGTTCAACGGGGAACTATTTAAACATCATTAACAAGACGAATATTTACAAGATGATTAAAATCTCTACTATAGAAAATGGTATTAAACGCGCCCTAGCAACGGGCGATTTTGCTGTAAAGGGTTCAAATAGCACAAAAGTTGGCGTAGCCCAAGTATTGAGCCGTTTAACCTATATTGCCGGTTTGAGCCATCTTCGGCGCATTAATACCCCCATTGATAAAAGTGGGAAACTCATTCCTCCGCGAAAACTACACGCGACTTCGTGGGGGTTCATTTGCCCCTCTGAAACCCCAGAAGGTGCCAGTATTGGCGTTGTAAAGAATATGTCTATTATGACCCATATCACTATTCCCAGTCATAGTTCATATATATATGAACAAATAACGCCCTTTATTACTCCTATATCGGATATACACGAACACAGTGTGCGAAATGTGCGCGTGTTTATAAACGGGACGTGGATTGGTTGTGTATTACCGTCTAGCACCTTAAACGCGTTTCAAATCTATATGGAAATCAAGAATAT